TGATGACTGCGGTTATTCAGGATAGGCATACTCGTCGAATGTTAGAATTACAGGCTGCACTTCCTGTATGGCATGAGATGAACACGGAGCGACAGTGGGCGCGGCTGGAGTGCACTGAGCATATAACGGTCATCGAGTACGGTGTAATACACGATAACGGCTTTATAGAGTGCGCGGTCGGGTCGAAGCTGTTCGTCGCTAAAGAGGGATGGATTGTGGTCGTGGACTCCAAACGGTGTGGATAGCTGTTCATCAAATGAACAGTGAAGGAGTGTAAATTTTACACTGTAACTTTTACATATTGACAAAGGGCGGAAAGTATGCTACAATTTACCGTTAATCGAGGAAGGTGCTTCTAATGACGCAGAAACAATACGATCTAATCAAAGAGCAAGGTTATAGGATCGACACACGCGGTGTGCGATTCACGTTGATCAAGGGCATTCGCGCTGAGTCGTTCGAGACGGAACAGGCCGCATACGACGCTGCAATGCGCGAGATTGCAGACCGAAACCCAGAAGTGCTACGATACAGAAACGGAGTGTGAGTGTGAAGACGATTCAAGTTCCTTTTACAGTTAACACAATCTATACGCCCAACGCACCGAAGCAAGGTGAGGCGGACGTGACGGTGTATGAGCACATCATGGATGCTGTTGAGCAGCTAGGCGAAGACAAGGTGCTCGACATGGTCAACTACGCACAGCGACTCGCTGACATGCGCGCCGCACGTAGCAGGTTCATCTGTCTGCACGAGGGACCTGAGAAGCGCAAGGTCGATAGGATGCTGAAGCGTAAGAAAGCCTAGACTGTGCGGCCTTGGTTCTCGCCCGACGGAGAACCAAGTCCAGACAGCCTAATGCTGTTGGTGCGCGCGTCGCACGTTAAAGATGGCGCGAGAAAGAGAATTGAGTTTATGAGTACGGGTATTGCGACCCACAAGGGTCAATCGCAGCTACGTTATAAGTGCATACACTGCGGTAAGCAGGTCTCAGAGAAAAAGCGTTCGCGGTTCGGCAAGTATTGGTCGCTGCTCTTGGAGTGCGGTCATTCACAGCTGGTCGAGGCGCTCTCTGAAGTCAAGGTCGAAGCCGAAGCTGTCGATTGGGACGATTTCCAGAGCATCGACGGGCGCAAGCTTTACAAGTTCCAGAAGATCGGATCGTCATTCGCGATTGAAGCGAACGGACGATGCTTGATTGCAGATGAGATGGGCCTCGGCAAGACGGTGCAAGCTATCGCGTTTCTCTGGTATATGAAGCGCAAGGCGATGCCGTGTCTGGTCGCTACTAAGTCTACGCTCAAGTATCAGTGGTCGCATGAGCTATACAGATTCCTTCCCGCGGGGCATGTGAATCAGGTCATCGAGAACAAGAATCAGAAGCCTCTGACTGAGCACGGATTCGACGTTGTGATTATCTCGTTCGATATGCTGAGGCGTTGCGCCTGGGTCGAGGACGAGGAATTCATGCGGGATCGTTTCAAGACGATCATCATCGATGAAACTCAGAACATTAAGAATCCTTCCGCGGCGCGGACGGCTTGCGTCAGGAAGCTGGCGAAGTATTCGCCTTACGTGTTGGGTTTGTCGGGGACGCCGATTAAGAATAACGCGCTTGAGTATTTTACGATTCTCAATATTCTCAAGCCAGAGCGCTTTCCGAGTTACAGGGGTTTCGAGGCGAACTACGTAAACACCTACTCGAACGGTGGATTTACGAAGGCGGGTGGTCTGCAAGACCCTGAATACTTCGCTGAGAAGACAAAGGACTTCATCATTCGCCGCACACAGGACGAGGTTATGCCTGACTTGCCGAAGTTGAATCGGACGTATCGATACGCGGAGCTTGGTCCTGAAGTTGAGAAGCTCTACGCCAAGCTGATGCAGAAGTTCGAGGACGCCATGAACGCGGAAGGCGGTCCTAAGATGTTCGGGTCGGGCGGCATTCTCGAATACATGACCCACATGAAGCACCTGACGGGGACGGCCAAGGTCGAACCTGTTGTAGACTTCGTGACGGACTTCCTTCAAGACACAGATCGGAAGATGACCATCTTTGTGCATCACAAGGACGTTCATGGCAAGATCGAGGCGCTGCTTTCTACTGTGTGTCAGGCACTCGAACTCGACATGCCAATCAGCTTGTCTTCGGACCTGAGTCCTGAGCAGCGTCACGAGGTTGTGATGCAGTTCAAGAACAGCCCGAAAGCACGAGTCATGATTGCATCGACACTGGCAAGCGGCGAAGGGCTGAACTTGCAGTTCTGTTCAGACTGTATCATGGCAGAGCAACAGTGGAATCCTGCTAACGAGGAACAAGCGGAAGCGAGATTCAAGCGCATCGGGTCGGAGGCAGCGATTATCAATGCTACCTACCAGATTGCACTCGGAACGATCGACGAGTTCCTTGCAGACCTCAAGGCTGGCAAGCGACACATCATCGAAGAGGCTATGACGGGCGTCAAGAACGAGCAGCCCTATAGCGAGCAAGACATGATGAAGGAACTTGCAGACATCATCATGACGAAGGGGCTGAAGCGTTGGAAGCTCTAAAGTGTCCACACTGCGGAAACGAGGATACCGACCTGTTAGATCAGGTCGGTCCTTCTCGTTTTCTGTGTAACGTGTGCTCCAAGATATTCATATCGAATAGGATAAAGAAATGAAAGAACCAAGACTCTGGACAGAAGAGGAGGCTCTTGTCCATTGTGAGGAGCGCCTTAAGCTGTTCGAGGCAGAGCGCGCGATACTCGTTAACGGGTCAAAGGGCGACAATCTCTGGGCGAATAACCGTGGGTCTGAGGCAGCGATCGCAAGGTTGGGCGAACTGATTAACTGCTACCAGAGGATCGTTAAACTGGTCAGCACTGACATAAGGAGCAAGGCATGAGACCACTTGGATTGCTCGTGGTATGGAAAGTAAGTGAGGCAGATCCGAAGTGGCAGATCATGAAGAATGGTCTGTTCGGATACTACCAGAACGGCGTCGACTATCTGACTGAGTTTGCTCGTGTGCATGGTTGGAAGCAAATTGAGTCTGTCACGGCAGACAGAATCACCTTCAAAAAGGGTGAGTATCTGATTGAACTGTCGCTGGTTCAAGCTACAGGTGTGGATCTTTCTAAAGAGACTTATCTTTTTCAGGAGTTGACAGATGGCGAAGAAGTTAAAGCCTAGGAGCATCATGCTCCCACGATCGGTGCGCCGGTTGTTCCCTAACGTCAAGTTCGCGGTCGACGCGGACTCGGCAATCGACGTTTCAGTCAATGCGAAGGACTGCAAGGACGCCGAGAAGTTGAATCCCTCAGAGTGCGCGCTGGCGAGAGCAGCTAAGAGGGAGCTGAAAGCAGACGGGGTTATCATTGGTCTGGGCGCATCGTATGTGATCAAGGGCGACAAGGCAGTCCGCTATCACACACCGGAGTCAGTGCAGCGAGAGATCGTGAGCTTCGACAGGCATCACGACTTCGCTCCGGGAGATTATCATCTTCCACCCAAGTCTCCGGCAGTTCGATTCGGTATGCCGACTTACAGGGGTAAGAGGTCAAAGAGCAAGCCGGGCGATCCTAAGACAGCGAAGCACAAGGTCCACACGAGCGCGCGTGTCAGAAAACTTCCGAAAGGCTCAGGCGAATGAAAGTCAGTCGAGTCCCCTTGCAGCAATGTCCGTGGTGCGCGGCGCGACTCGATGCGGTTAGCGGACCAGATGGCAATTTGCCAAGGCCAGGTGACCTCACCATATGTCTATACTGTGGTGGGGTCAGCGAATTCACTGACACTTTAGAACTACAGTTTCCTATGGGTCATACCATAGAGGAAATTGCAAACATCATGAGACTCTTTTCTGAGGAAGGAGATGGAAAGGTCCATTAAACTATATGAGCAAGCCAGTTATCGTTTCGGATTCGCAGATATTGAATACGGTTATGTCGTGTGGTAGAAAGACTCATCTTGAGTTCAAGTTGAATCTTCGACCCATGCAGAAAGCAGAGGCTCTAGAGCGCGGCGACCTGATGCACCGTATGCTACATCCTTATTACTACGGTCGTATCATGCAGCCTCAAGAGCATCACTTCGAGGTGAAGCTGGAGGACGGAACGACGCAGCCTCATCCCTACGCAAAGTTCATCGGGATGGCGCACAACGAACTAGTCGATACGTGCGTCGAGATCGGGCGCACTGCATCCTTTGACATGGACCTTGAGCCTGAGTATCGGAACGAGTGTTTGAAGCAGTTCAGAGAGTATGCGTTCCACTTTGCAGGTGATGGCTGGATGGCTATTGAGGTTGAGCAGTCATTCACGCGCACACTGTATGAGGACGATAAGCTTCGCATTGACTACGAAGGGATCGTTGATCTGGTAGCTGACGGTCCAATGGGTCGGATCGCAGTGGACCACAAGACAGCGAAGTCACGCTCCACACCTTCTGACCTGTCGAATCAGTTCATGGGTTATTGTTGGGCACTGGACATCCCGAGGCTCATTGTCAACAGGATCGGATTTCAGAAAACGCTGAGTCCTGCTGAGAGATTCCAGCGTGTTGTCTTGAGCTACCCACAAGGGCGTATCGACGAGTGGCAGTACTGGGCGACATACTGGTTGAAAGTGTACGCTTTCTACCTGGAGAATGACGTATGGCCGCCAAACTACACATCGTGCGACAAGTATTCAGGCTGTATTTTTATGCCGGTCTGCACTAGGATTCCAGAGGCGCGCGAGTTCACCATGCAGACGAAGTACAAGGTCGCTGAGCCGTGGTCGCCGCACACTAGGGACACGTCGAAACTATTGGGATAAGACAATGCCGAGCCTAAAGCACATTCACAAATACTACAGAAAGAAGATGGGTAAGAACTACAAGGTCTACGCCTGTGCGCTGCCTGACTGCACGCACTACATCCGTGCGGATATGATCGTCGGAAAGCGCACGGTGTGTTGGGTCTGTGGTAAAGTCACGCTCGTCTATCAGGATAGCAATGGCGTGTTGGCAAGACCACATTGCAAGTCCTGCACGAAGCGTAAGACAGAGGACGAGCCAATCGATCTTCCACCTCTTATGATTCCGGAGATCATAGCATGACTGTCAAGGAGTTGAAAGAAGCTATCGATCATCTTCCTGATGACATGGAAGTTGTGGTAGCTGACTCCCAATGGGGAGATGACAGTTTGGTTACAATAGAGGTTGTAACGGTGAAGGAACGAATCTATCTGAGGTTATTCTAATGCCAGTTACACTTGACGCTATGACAATGGGCGACAAATTAACTTGCCTGTTCAAAGGAGATCCAGGGACAGGCAAGACTATTGCAGCAGCCAGTTTCTCGAATGGTGCAGACGATATCTACTTTTTCGATCTCGACCAGAGGATGCGCCCGTTGTTGCTGCACTTTGGACATCCAGACTTGAAGAGCTACAAGGATCACATCAAGTTTGATACCTATGCAGGAGCTACGGCGTGGGCGGACCTCTGCACGAAGCTGGACGGACTCATCTCCTACAATCCATACGCTGCTATTTGTATGGACTCATTAACTGCGTTGTCGCGTATGCTCATTTCCTTCATGCTCGCTTCGAGAGGAGAGCAAGGGAAGCAAAAGCTAAAGAGAGGCGGCGTCGCGCTTACGCAGATCGAAGACTACTCAGGCGAAGCAAACGGTATCAATCAAGTCATCGACGCACTGAGGGTCATCAGCGACAACGGTAAGAAGTGCCACTACATTATGACGGCACACGTGATCCAAACCTCTGAGAAGTCCAGGGAAGGTAAGATCAGCCTCTCCAGATTCCTGGTTAACAGTGGTGCCAAGAAGACGGTCGCTGAGCTACCTGCTTACTTCGACGAAGCGTGGCACTTCGACGTCGGACTGGGCCAGACCGGAAGGGCACAGTATAGGGTACTGACGCACAACATCG